TCGCTCGAGACGACCCTCACCCCCTAGCTTAGCCTGAGTCCCACGGGGAACGCCTGGTAGCCAAGCGGCGCCAGGCTTTCCTTTTCACCTAACACTTCGACAGTTATCGAACTATGGAAATGACCAGCAAGATCACGGTCGACGACGAGACGGTCGAGTGGGCAGTTCGCCCGGCGACCGACGACGACATGCGGTTCGTCTTCAACTCGTGGATCAACTCCTTCCGCCGGTCGCCCTGGGCCGGGGTGCTGCAGAACCATCGCGCCTACGCGCTCCACGCCGAGACCATCCGCGCCCTCATCGCGCGCGGCGCGGTCGTCAGCGTCGCCTGCAACGCCGAGCGCCCCACCCAGATCCTGGGCTGGGCCTGCACCGAGCAGGGCGATCTCCCCGTCCTCCACTACGTCTACGTCAAGGACTTCCTGCGACAGCGGGGCCTCGCGACCGCGCTCCTACGCGCCGTCGGAGTGGAAGGTGACTACCTCTACACGTTCAGGACTTCGTTCGCGAAGTACCTGCCGAAGAACGGCCGGCACGCCCCTGGCGCCGCCCGCCGGAAGGACCTGTAATGCCGGAGAAGGTCAAGCTCAAGTACATCCGATTCTCGGAGCCCGTTGCGCTCAACAGCCGTAGCGCCATCCGCGGAGGCCGTGCCTTCGACTGGCAGCACGCGGCGACCGCGCCCAAGAACCTCAGCGCCTACGTCGTCGAGGAGCCCGTCCTGGGGCGCGTTGTGCGCCTCTCGGACGTGAACGGCGCCACGATGGTGCCCTGGCATCTCGTGGTCGAGTTCAAGGTCGAGTACGAGGACCGGACTCGGCGCGCCAAGAAGCCGGCCCGCTCCACCTCCAAGGGGTCCAGCCGGAAGTGAGCGGGTTCTCCCGACACCTGACGGACGCCGTCCTCGGCGAGGCCAGCCGCGCTGCTGCCGCCTTCCAGGACCAACTGCACCGGGACCGCCAGGCGGCCCGGGACCTGTACGACATGTGCACGGGCGTGCAGCGCCGTCTGCTGGACGACCCGTTCCGCTGGGTGGCCGCTCGGGTCCCCCGGCGCGGCGGAAAGTCGTTCGTGGCGCTAGCGAAGGCATTCATCACGTGCCTCGAGAACCCCGGGGCCGTCGTCCCGATCATCACGCTGACCCTGAAGTCGGCGAAGCGCATCTACTGGCGCACCATCAAGCAGTGGAACCAGTTCCACGGTCTCGGGCTCAAAACCCTGGGCACCGAGTACGAGGTCTACTTCCCGAACGGCAGCGTCATCTTCTTGATGGGCGCCGAGAGCCGTGCCGAGATCGACAAGATCCGCGGCGACGCCTACGACGGCGTCATTCTGGACGAGTGCAAGTCGTTCGCTCCCAACATCCTGAGCGAACTCATCGACGACGCCATCATGCCCGCCCTCGGCGACCGCGAGGGCTGGATGCTGATGATTGGCACCCCGGGCACCATCCTGAGCGGGCCGTTCTACGAGGCCACCGAGCCCACCGCGCCCAACGCTCAGGGCGACTACGTGTGCAAGCCCTACGGCTCCAACGACCCGTACTGGGAAGACCACGAGCCAGAGTGGTCGTTCCACACCTGGACCCGTAAGGACAACACGGCCATCCCGCACCCCGAGACCTGCGCTCACAAGCACGAGCCGTGGGGCCACTTGTGGTGCGAGGCGCTGCGCATCAAGAAGCGCAAGCGCTGGTCGGACGACAACCCGACCTGGCTGCGCGAGTACCTCGGGCAATGGGTCCCGGCCGACGACGCGATGGTGTACGCCTACTCCCGTCTGGTCGCTCTGGACCGGGCCAATGGAGTCGAGCCGCGCTGCGTGTGGAACCGGACTTCCCGGCTCGCCAAGGACAACTGGGGCCTTCCCGAGGGGCACGACTGGCACTTCGTTCTGGGCCTCGACCTCGGTTACGACCCCGACCCGACCACCTTCGTGGTGTCGGCCTACTCGCTGACCGACAACTCGCTGTACCCGGTCTGGGATTACAAGGCCAACCACCTCAAGGTCCACGAGATCGGCGCCATCATCAAGCAGGTCCTCACGCGCTTCCCCGTCGAGTCCATGGTGGGCGACACGGGTGCCCTGGGGACCATGATCGTCGAGTCGATTAACGAGCAGTTCGGCTTCTGGATCGAGCCCGCGGAGAAGAAGTTCAAGCTCGACTTCATCGAGCTCCTGAACTCGGACATGCACGACGGGAATATCAAGATCGACCCGGATTCCGACCTCGCGCTCGAGATGCAGATGCTGCAGTGGGATGTCAGCTCCGACGAGCTGGCCAACCTCGCGAAGCTCGGGAAGCTGCGCGAGCACCGCGACTGCCCCAACGACCTCTGCGACGCCTTCCTGTACACCTGGCGGTATTGCTACCACCATTTCGCCAGCCCGGCCGAGAGCGCGCCCGCGCCCGGCTCGCCGGAAGCACGGCGCCTGGCCCTGAAGAAGGAGATCGCCAGGGTCGAGGAGCGACGCGCTCTCGAGAACCAGCGCGAATGGTGGGAGGACCTCAGTGACGAGGCTGCCCTGAACCTAGCCGCGTACGACCCCGCCGGCGAATTCGGAGATTTCTTTGACTAAAGGAGACGTGATCCTTATCGGCCAGCTGGCCGAACAGCTGCAACAGCACGGCGTCACCGAGGCCAGCGTGACCTCGTCTGACGGCCAGACGGTTTCCCTCGTGCTCAGCCCGTTCCACAGTTCCCCAACCCCGTCGCGAGACACCGACGATGACGACGAACTCATCGACCTCGACGACGAGCGCACCAGCGAACTTCTGTTTGGCGGTGAGCGCCCCACGTTCTCTCGCCAGCGATCCCGGCGGAACGAGATCGAACGACGGGAGTTCGCACGCAGCAAGCCGCAGGAGTAGTTCATGAACGAACCGACCATCTGGTACGAAGCCGACGAGGGGGAGGTCCACGACCTCTTCTTCTCGTGGCTGCGCAGCCTGGAGGAGGACCAGATCTCGATCCACGAGATGAACCTCCTCTACGCGAAGCTGTACAGCAACCGCGAGCTGCAGGCCATCGACTGGGGCCGGTGGTCGTTTGAACGCGCCCAACATCGCCCGCTGTCGGCGACGTCAGACAACATCATCCAGTCGGTCTGCACGACCGCCACCTCGATGATCGCCAAGAACAGGCCCAAGGGTACTCCCATCGTGCGCGGTGGGTCGTTCAAGCTCGCCCGCGAGGCGAAGAAGCTCGACCGCTACCTGTTCGGTCTGGCCCTCTCCCAGAACTTCTACCGCGAGGCCCCTCGCGTCTTCAACGACGCCACCTGGGCCGGGACCGGGTTTCTGCGGGTCGACCTCGACCACCTGCACAAGTGCATCGTCACCGAGCGCATCATGCCCGACGAGATCGTGGTCGACCAGCAAGAGTGCCTGAGCTCGATGCAGCCCTCCACCATGGTCCACCGGCGACTCATGAGCCAGCAGCGAGTACTGGAGCTCTGGGGCAAGGGCCGGTCGAAGAAGGCCGAGGATGTACGCCTGGCGGTCCAGAAGGTGCGCGAGAACGGCTACGAGTACACCTCCTACCTCTCGCTGCCTCCCCGGATGATGATCGTGGCCGAGGCGTGGCACCTCGAGTCGTTCCCCGGCGCGGGCGACGGCCGGCACATCATTGCCACCCCAGGCGCCACCCTTCTCGACGAGCCATACACGCGCAAGCGCTTCCCCATCATCCCCTTCCGCTGGGAGGAGCCGCTCAGCGGCTTCTACGGCCAGGGCGCTGCCGAGCTCCTGATGCCCGCCCAGCTCCGCGTGAACGAGCTGAACGACGTCATCAAGCGCTCGCAGGACCTGCACAGCCGGCCGCGCATCTTCATGGACGCCGGCTCGAGCTTCATCAAGCAGACCCTCGACAACGCCCTGGGCCGAATCTACCAGTACCGGGGCCGGATGCCGGAGTCGCAGGTCTGGCAGGCGGTCAGCCGCGAGCTCTACGAGGAGCGACAGCGTCAGATCGAGTCGGCCTACAACTTCATCGGCATCAGCCCGATGATGGCGCAGAACAAGCTCCCGACGCAGACCCGGCTCGACAGCTCACCGGCGCTGCGCGAGGCCACCGTCATGGGCAACGAGCGCTTCGCGCGCCACTACCAGCGCTACGACGACTTCGCGCTCGAGTACTGGGACCACCTCCGCGAGCTCTCGGTCATGGCCCACAAGCTGGGCTGGTTCTCGTCGGTGACGTACCGCGAGGGCGACGTTCTCGACCGCGTCGACTTCAAGACCATCGAGATGGGTCAGGACGACTACATCCTCAGCGTCGAGGCGTCGTCCATCGAGAACATGACGCCGGCCGCGCGCAAGGACCTGGTTCGCGACTACCTGGCCAACGGCGTCATCCAGCAGGAGGATGTCCCGGATCTCGTGGGCCAGAACGACCTCGAGAAGGAGTTCGACCTCGAGAGCGCCCGCAAGCGCAACATTGACCAGACCATCACCAAGCTGGCAGAGGGGGAGCTCCCCATGCCGGACCCGCTCCAGGACCTCGTGTACGGCATCCCGCGCGTACATGCCTGGGCACTGCACATTCAAGACCTCGACGACACTCCCACCGAGGTCATCGAGAACACGCGCATCTGGCTCGCCCTGGCCGACTCCATCATGGCCCGCGCCGAGGAGAGTCAGGCGCAAGAAGCCACGAACCAGCAGGCCGCCGCAGCTGCGGCAATGCCGGAAGGCCCGCCAGGCGCTGCCGCAATCCCGCCGCAGCCCATGGGCCCCGGCGCTAACACCCCGCCCGGAGCGGCGGGACCAGGACTCGCTTAGCCAATGGCAGGAGAAAACGAGCAGCAGACGACTGAGGTCAGCCCAAGCGACGACATCGCAGCCGCGATGGAAGAAGCCTTCGGGGACACGCTCTACGACGACGACCTCCAGTGGGCCACCGACGCCGACGAGGAGACCCCGTCCGAGGAGCCCGGAACCGCCGGCGAAACCCCCGAGGACGACAACGCGGGCGAAAAGCAGTCCGACCAGTCCGACGAGGGCACCGAGGAGAGCACCGAGGAGCCGGCACAGGCTCCCGAGAGCGAGGAGAAGCCCGAGCGCACCTCCCGTGCCCGCCTGAAGCTCATGGAGCGCGAGGAGCAGCTCCGTGAGCGAGAGCAGAGGTTCAACAACGAGCTCACCGAGCGCACCAAGGCGCTCGAAGAGAAGGAAGCCGAGCTGGCGCCCATCCGGGCCCGGATCGAGCACGCCGAAAAGATCGCGTACGTGGACCCCGTGGGCTACCTGATGTCGGTCGTCCCCGACCTCGACATCAAGATGCTCGCCGAGCACGCCTACACCGAGTACCTCGGACCCAACGCACCTGCAGAGAAGCGCTTTGCCCTGGAGGCCAGTCGAAACCGCGCCGAACGTGAGCGGTGGATGCAGGAGCAGAAGGCACGCGAAGAGGAACGGGCAGCCCAGGAGCAAAAGGCCGCCGAGGAGGCGCAGCGCGCCCACCAGGCCACTCTCCAGAGCTACGTCACCGACCTCGAGCGTGCCGACGTCCCGGCCGACGAGTTCCCCGCTACCCAGCGGTGGCTCGCGGCCAATCCCGAGCGCCGACAGAGCGCCATGGTGGAAGCGGCCAAGCGTGTAGCCGCGGAACGGCAGGCCCAGGGAATCCCCGGGGGCGGCTGGCCCGAAGCACGCGCGGTTTTTCAGACGCTGGAGAACGCTCTGAAGCCGTTCATCGCAACTTCTCCGTCGAACGTGAGCCCGAGCAACGAATCCGAAGGCGACAACGCGACTCAACCCGAAGCACGATCTCTGACCCGCTCTGCCTCGACCGGCGCCCGGGACACCCGGCGCGACGACGACAAGACGGACGAGGAGAAGTGGGAGGAGGCCCTGGCCGCCTTCCACGACCCCTCGCTGGCAGGGTACTAGGAGCAAACTGAATGGCACAGCCCAGTTCTCCCACTTCCGATCAGAGTCGTCTGTCTGCCTTCTTCAAGAAGATCTACGGACAGGCCGACCTCGAAAACGCCGCAGTTATCAACTCGCCGCTGCTCAAGGGCACCCGCAAGAAGGACAACCTCGAAGGTGACGGCATCTGGCACCCCTGGAACTACCTGACTCCCACCGGCGGCAGCGCCGACTTCTCGAAGGCGCAGGCGAACGCAACTGGCTCGAAGGGGCAGCGCATCTTCTGCGAGGTCAACGAGTTCCACCAGTTCATCTACCTCGAGTCGCTGGGCATGCGGGCCTCCCGCAGCAAGATGGGCGCTTACCTCGAGATGAAGCGCAAGGAGATGGACGAGGCCATCGACGACGTCGGAATGCAGATGGCTCGCGCCCTCTGGGGCGACGGCTCCGGGGCGATCGCGCAGATCGCGACCGGCGGTGTCTCGACCGACACCGTGACCCTGGCGAACTCGGAAGACACCATCAACTTCCGCGAGGGCATGATTATCGCCGCCAACCCCAACAAGACCGGCAACGCCGGTACGCTCCGTACGACCAACGAGGTCAAGTCGGTGGACGACGACAACGGTAAGGTGGTCTTCACCTCCGATGTCTCGGCCGACAGTTGGGCCGCTGGCGACCACCTGTACGTCGATGGCAACTACGACTCCATGATGGTCGGCATCGACGGGTACATCCCGAGCTCGCCCATCAGCTCCACCGAGACGTTCAAGACTGGCGCTGACCGGTCGAAGCGTTCCTGGCTGGCCGGTCACCGGCAGAGTTACCTGGGCACCATCGAGGAGACGGTCAAGCGGCTCGTCGTGAAGATGGCCCGGCACCGGCTCAACACCAAGCAGACGGTGGTGTGGCTGTCGTACTACAACTGGCACGTCCTCGAGATGGAGCTCGGTTCCCGGGCGATCCGAGACGCCGACGACAGCTCCAAGCGGTTCGGCACCCAGACGCTGAAGATGTCCACCCCGAAGGGGCTGGTCACCGTGGCCGCGGACCCGTTCCTGGACGACGACAAGGGCTACGTGCTCGACATGTCGACCTGGATTCTGCACCACCTGGATCCGTTCCCCCACTTCGTGAAGGATGACGGCTTGATCGTCGTGCGCGCGCAGAACTTCTCCGGGCTCGAGGCCCGAGTTCGCGCCTGGATGGATCTCGCCTGCCTGGCGCCCTGGCGCAACGGCCGGTTCGCCGTCAGCTGAACCTAACCCGACGGGGATGGCGGGCTACCGCTCGCCTCCCCTCACCTTTCCGGAGGAAATATGGGGCTAGCTCCTCATCCCATCGAAGTCCACGGCCCTGAGCAGGTCCTGATCGTCGGTTCGTTCGTGGTCAACGGAACGTCCGACCCCGATGGCGTTCTCGGGCGCGGCTTCTCGGTTTCGCGAAGCGGCGCCGGCGAATTCACGCTCACTCTCGACAAGGCGTGGCCCGAACTCGTCTCGTGCGTGGTGCGCGTGTACGAGGACGGCAATGACGTCGACACCATCTCCTACGACGGCGCTGGAACCCTCGTCCTGACCAACGACGCCGGCGCCGGTGCGGTGGACCCGACCGACGGCACCGAGATCCACTTCGTGGCGGTGTTCCAGAAGCGCACGGTCTTCAAGCAGGGCTAATGGCTGAGAAGGCTCCAGACGGACTGGCCCTCCTGCTTGACGCCCCTCCATCGAAGGCGGACACGCCCCCTTCGGTGATGCCCGGGGACGACGAGTCGGCCGAGACCGACGAGGACGCTCTCGTCGAGGTCGGCGAGGAAGCGCTTTCTGCCGTCAGCGAGGGCAACGCCGAGGACTTCGTCGACGCCATCAAGCTGATGGTCAAGCTGATCCGCTAACATGCCCAGCCCCGGGGGCTACTGCCGGGGCACCCTTTTCCTATGGCATCTGTTCAGCTGAGCGAACTTCGCGATCGAATTCTTTTCCAGGCGGACCTGGAGCACGAGAGCAACAACGGTCCCTGGGTCACCACCTCTCGCCTCAACGCATACATCAACTGGTCGCGTCGGCGGCTGGACGCCTACCTCGCCAGGTACGACCTGCAGCAGGACGAGAGCTCGGTGGACATCTCCCCCGACGGCTCCACCAACTACGATCTCACTGCGGAGGGCGCGTCGGACTACCTCGCCGCCCTCGGCGTTTACTACCTGGCCACCAACGGCAACGAGCTGTGGATTCCGCGTCACGGCGGCCGGGACCGCCCCTCCAACACGGGGACCAACCAGTACGCCCGGTCCTACCGGATCTACGGCAAGAAGCTCGAGTTCAACCCGGTGCTGAGCACCGGAACGTACCGCCTGCACTACGTCCCCGAGCCGGCCACGCTGTCGGACGACACCGACACGGTCGACTACCCGTGGGGATGGGAGGAGTGGATCGTTCTGCAGGTCTCGATGAAGCTGCGGCAGAAGGACGAGACGGCCGACGACCAGCTCAAGCGGGACTTCCTCGAACTCAAGGCCGAGATCGCGAACGAGAGCGTGCTCCGCGACACCTACGAGGTCCAGAGCATCGCCGACGTCGAGGACTTCCGCGACAACCGCGGTGTTGCCGGACGGGCCTACCGCCCCGTCTTCCCCTGGCCGGACTACTACTGATGCGCCGCGAGGCACCTCCACGCATTCGCGTCCGGGACACGTCCGACGCCAACCGGCAGTTCGACCGGATCCACCAGTGGGCTCGTCGGCTGAACGACGAGACCCTCCTTGGCGGAAACCTCGTCAGGGTGAATCTCCAGGAGGGCTACACTCGCGTCATCCACGGCCTGGGCCGAGCCCCGCAGGGGTGGTTCGTGGTCGACCCACCGAAGGGCCTGACGCTCTACAGAAGCTCCTGGGGTCACGACGACATCGTGCTTGGGTACCGCGGTCATCGTTTCGCCGCCGAGTGGTTCCTTAACCCATCGTCCACCGGGTCCTCGCGCGCATTCCGGACCGGCGATAGTCCGAGCTCTTCGACTTACCTGAGCCGTATGTACTTCCCAACGCGGACTTACGTTGTGGGTCTCCATCTGGCTCTGGGTTTTCTGTCCAGCGATCTAACCGCAGGTGAGTCCATCGAAGCATCTGCCCAGTGGAGTAGTACCACTTACGCTACCGTGACCATGAGCGAGGGCGAGGACCGGGTGTACGACACCTGGGAAGAAAGTGTAGACGCCAACTATGTGGACGCTGCTAGCCTTGATGGACTAGAGGTTTGGTGTGACCACACGTCGAACACCAGGAATGTCGGTATCACCGTGTTTTTGTCCGAAGTCCCTGACCCGCTGCCCTCGTGCAGCATCTACGTGTTCTGAGTATGCCCCGAGACTACAACCAGTCGATCCCCCTCCCCGTCGATTTCATCAAGGGCGTCAACACCAAGGTCGACCCGCGACGACTGAAGCCGCCCTTCGCTGCGGATATCGTCGACATGGACCTGGACGAGTACGGAACGCTGAAGACCCGGCGGGGACACACCGCGTTGGCCAACAGCCAGGTGCTGACGGACCCGGTTTCCTTCGGCGTGATGTCCTCGTGCGTTGGGCTGGGAGAATTCGACGACGAGCTTCTACTCGCCGATGGTGACTACCTCTACACGTACTCCGAGACGCAGAACGAGTACTGGCGACGCCGCGGGCAGTACACCCCGGTGGGCACCACCGCGGAAAAGATCCTATACCGTCCGGGTGACCAGCAGGGCGCCGACTCCGCTACGCTCAACGGGTTCACCGTTGTCGCGTGGGGTGAGGGGTCGGTGGTGTACGCTGCCATCTTCGATTCCACCAACGGCGCCACGCTGGTGGGAGCGCACCAGATCGACACCACCACCGCGAGCTCGCCGAACCCGCGCGTCGTCGCGTTCAGCACCAAAATCTGCGTGTTCTACGCGAACAGCGGGAACCGTCTCGGAAGGTACGAGTTCGATACGACCAACATCTTCGGCTCACTTTCCAATTCGCCTTCGACGTTGACGTCGACCCTCGACAGCGACACCGACTTCGACCTCGCGTACGACTCGGTGTCGGGCTGGGCGGTGCTGGCCTTCCGAAGTTACGCGACCACGTCCAACCACCTGTACATGGGCTGGATCGACGAGGCGGGGACGTTGTCGGGGCTCACTGACATGGGCTACGTGCTCTCCGAGCTTAGCGTGGCTGTCAACGCCGCTGGGGACGAGATCGCGGTGTCGGGCACCGGTACCTTCGTCTCGGGCAGCGAGACAGGTCAGCTCCGCACCAACGTCACCTTCTCGAGCACCACCACGCAGTACACCAGCGACACCGCCGACTCGACAGTGGTGGCCTACGACAGCAACGATGCATCCCGCGTGCTCTACACCAAGAACGGGCACACCTACTACTTCACTGACCCCGGTCTCACCACCGTGGACCTGTGGCACATGTGGGTTGTCCTCTCGGCCAAGCCCTTCCTGTACAACGACAACCTGTACGTGGTCGGAGTCCACCTTCCCGACCACAGCGGAGCGCAGACCGGTCTGCAGCGCACCCACGTCGTCGTCAAGTTCTCCACGGGAGAGCTAGTCGCCCAATCCCAGAGCGGAAACACGGACCACAACTCCTACTCCCACGGGAAGCCGACCGTCAACCAGCTCGACAGCACGACCTTCCGGCTCCCGGTAGGCGAGGTTGACATCAGCGGGAATGCCGATCTGGCCTTCCTGACGATCGACTTCGACCCGGTCCTGACGCAGCCCATCCGCTTCGGCGACTCGGTTTATTTCCCGGGCTCGGTCCCCATGATGTACGATGGCAAGGACATCGTCGAGGACGGCTTCATCGCCTTTCCCGAGACCGTCTCTGCCGTCCAGCAGTCGAGCGGGTCCATGAATCCCGACAGCGAGCAGGTGTCGTACGGCTACCTGGTCATCTACGAGTGGATCAACTGGAGGGGCGAGCGCATCCAGTCCACCGGAGTGCAGTACTCGCAGGGGTTGGCGTCGAGTCAGCACGGCATGGACATCTCCGTCCCGAGCATCTCACTGCACCGGAAGGCCGACGAGATCAAGATCGTCCTCTACCGCACCGAGGCCAACGGTTCGGCCTACTACCGCCTCGCCGCCGTGGACAACGACCCGACCACCACCGGGTACCAGGTCTACAGTGACACGACGTCTGACTCCGACCTCATCGAAAACGAGGAGTGCTACGTCGACACCGAGGTCGACCACGTCCTGCCATCGCCCAGCACGGTGATGGTGAGCTCGCACTACCACGCCTTCTCGAACGATTCGGACCTCCCGAACCGTGTGCAGTGCTCCAAAACGCTCAAGAACGGCCGGCAGCTGGTCTGGAACGACTCCCAGGTGTTCGATGTGGACCCGGCCGGTGGCGCCATCACCGCTCTCGGTGTGCTCGACTCGGCCCTGATCATCTTCAAGGAGCGCCGCATCTACGCGCAGTCGCTCAGCTCGTTGCCCAACGACTCGATCAACGGCGGGGCGGGCTTCTCGACGCCCGAGCTGGTCTCGGCCGACACCGGCTGCACCGACCCCCGGACCGTGACCATCACGCCCGATGGCTTGCTGTTCCAGGCCAAGGACGGCATCCAGCTGCTCGACCGCACGCTCTCGCTGAAGTACGTCGGCGCTCCGGTAGAGGACTACAACGACCAGACATTCACCGCAGCCTCCGTGGTCCCCGACAGGAACCAGGTCCGCTTCCTGGCCGCCTCTGGGCGCACCCTGGTCTACCACTACGACCTCGACGCCTGGACCACCTACACCACCAACGGCGTGGACGCCATTGTCCACAACAGCAGGTACTACTTCGCCGACTCGTCCGGCTACGTCTACCAGGAGAACACCGACTCGAGCTCGGACTACCGCGATACCAGCGGCGCCGGCAGCACTGCGTACGACAGCATCGTCGAGACGCCCTGGCTCCACATCCGCGAAGTCCAGGGATGGCAGCGGATACGTCGCATGGAACTGCTGGTCGAGGTAGGCCAGACCGGTGCCGAAAGCACGACCCTCGACATCGAGGTCTTCTACGACTACGAGGATACTGCGCAGTACACCCTGAGCCACGACGTGGCCGGCTTCGACACAATTCGCCACCGCCCGCAACGGGGCAAGTGCCGCGCGATCAAGTTCAAGTTCACCCTCAACGCCGACTCGTCTGACGGCGACTGGATGTCGCTGAGCCAGCTCATGCTCGAGGTTCGACCTCGGGGCGGTGTCGGCCGTGTGCCCTCAGGGTACACCCTGTAAGGAGGATACCCATGGGTTTCGACATCACACAATCAGGCGAAGGCGCTCTCGGCGGCGCTGCAACCGGCGCCGCACTCGGCTCCGTCGTCCCGGGTCTTGGGACCGCTATCGGGGCGGGGCTGGGGTTCGTCGGTGGCGGCCTCCTGGGCGGCTTCGGCTCCGACAAGGAGCAGGTCAACCGGGATGCGTTCAACCTTCCCGGCTACGAGGACTACGTCAACCGCCTCCAGGGCTACCAGAGCCAGATGAACCCCGCCGAGTTCCGGCAGGGACAGCGGCAGCTCATCGGTCAGCTGCAGTCGGACGCGGCCGGCAACGGCCCCGGCCAGCAGCTGGTCGACTCGAAGGTGCGCCAGCAGATGGAGCGCGGCATGGCCTCCCAGAAGTCGATGGCCGCCGCAGCCAGCCCGGCCAACGCGGCCATGGCCCGGCGCCAGGCCGCACAGCAGGGCGGTCTCCTGACCCAGTCCGGGGCGCAGGCAGCGGCGCAGGGCGGCCTGCAGGCCCAGCTCGCAGCCCGTCAGCAGCTCCAGGGCGCTCTAGGACAGGCCCGGGGGCAAGACCAGGGGTTCCTGGGCCAGCTCCTCGGGCAGGAGATGGCGGCGTCTCAGGCGCAGCAGCAGGGCTCGATGAAGGCCGAGATGCTGCAGCAGCAGCTGAACGGCCAGCCCGGCATGGGCGACAAGCTCCTGGGCGCTGGCATGGGCGCACTGACGTCCAAGATGATGATGAACGCCAACGGTGGCGCGGGCGGCCGGCCCGGCACCTCGGGTCCAACCCCGTCCTACGGCGGTACCCCCATGTACAGCGGGACCCCCGCACCGTACTCGGGCGGTGTCCTCGGCTACTCCACGTCGGGCGGTCCGAACCGCGGGCCCCGCGGAGCGAACGGCTACATCCAGGGCGGCCTGTACTAAGGAGGCGAAATGCCACAGTTTGTCGGCGCAGACGAGCAGGGCAACCTGCTCTACCAGAACGAAGACGGCTCGGTCACCCCGGTGCCGGCCGGCCTGGGCTTCGGGCCCAGCACCGAGGCGTACGGCCCGGTGCCGCAGCCCGACGAGATCCAGCCCCCGAGTGCGGAGGAGTTCGCGCCATTTCAGCCGGGCGACCCCCAAGCGATTTCAGCCTACGACCTGGTGGCAGAGCCCGTCGCCGAGGCGCGCAGGAACGTCCTGAACGAGCCCGAGCGCACCTCAGCCGACATCCGCACCGCTGAGGGCGCCCCGGGCGCCAGCGAGCCGCAGGCCGCTCCCCGGGACCTCCCTGCCGATGAGCAGGTCGACGCGGTCCATGGCGTCACCGGCGGCCAGATGTCGCCGGGCGAGTTCCAGCGCTCGTCGGCCCAAAACGTGGGCTACAGCATCGAGGCCCCGCGGTACTCGCCGGAGGAGATCGAGGCCTACCGGCAGCGGCTGAACCAGGAGGCGCTGGCCCCCGTGGCCAACCCCGACGACCCGCACGCGATGCGCGCGGCCGGGATGGTCGGGATGCAGCAAGGGGCGGCCGACATCGCCTCGGGGCAGGTCCAGCAGGCCGGCGTCGAGGCTGCCAAGGAGCGCCTCAAGGCGAACGCTGCGGGCGAACAAGCTCAGGCCCTGCAGGCCCAGCAGGATGCCATGCAAGCGGTTCAGGAGGAAGCCAACGCCAACTGGCAGAAGAACATGGAGCAGGTCCAGGCTTCGCTCGACGCCGTCCCGCAGATCAACCCAGCGCGGATCTGGGAAGAGGGCGGCACCTCAACCAAGGTCCAGGGAATCCTGCTGGGCTTCATGGCTGGGTTCACCGGCAAGACCGAATTTCTCGACAAGCTGAACAAGATCATCGAAACAGACGTTAATGCCCAGAAGGCCAACGCCAGCCAGCAGTTCCGAAAGGCCGGGGAGCAGAAGAAGCTCATGCTGATGAACCAGGACCGCTACGCCGACCAGCAGCAGTTCATCGCCGGGCAGGCGGCCCTGCGCACTCGGCAGATCATCGCGGAGATCGACCAGGAGATGGGCAAGTACGCTGACCCCGAGTTGCAGGCCAAGCTGGCCGGTATCCGGGGCTCGCTCAAGCAGCAGCTCTCACAGCAGCTCATGCAGGTGTCGGAAAGGGATCTGAAGCGCCAGCACGACATCGCCCTGACCAAGCTGCAGATCGGCGGACGGCTCACCCTGGCCCGCGAGCAGGCACGTTTGCGCCTGGCGGAAAAGTTGGCCCTGTCCCGAGCCGAGGGCGAAAAGCGAGGCCCCGGCTTCAACGGCGAGGCGCTGGGCGTCACTCTGGTACGTCGCGACGAAGACGGCAACGTCGTCGAGCGCAAGAACTGGATCCCTGCCCTCAGCAACTCCCACGCGCAAGGGATGATCGCCAAGGCGCAGGGCGCCTATGGGCAGCAGCGCATCCTCGACCGGATGGCCGAGGCGCTCGACCAGGCTGGAGAAAGCGGCGGGACCTTCCCGTGGGAAACCGTGCGTCAAAGCCTCAACCAGTACAAGAACCAGTTGCTGGCGGCCAAGATTCAGGCCGGCGGGCGAGCAATCTCCGACCAGGACGTCGAACGGTTCGAGAAGGCGCTCGACGCCAAGGACGTCGGCTTCTTCGTCAACTGGAAGGACAAGGGCCAAATGCGCGCAGCCCTAGACCGCGCGAATCAGTACACCAAGGACTCGCTGCAGAGTATGACGGCAGAGGTGCCTGGCCACGGGTGGGAGGTCGACTTCAACCCGAAGCGGGGCCACGGGCCCGGCGGTCCTCCCACAGCCGCAAGCGGGTTCACGCCCGGCGCGATCAACGCGCTGGTG